GTTGCTGCGCTTTTAAAGTTTAAGAAGTTAAGAAAATATTGCATCCACGGCCTACTTAGCCGGTTTGTGGTAGGGTCAAGAACCGCAGCTTGGGGTATTTGGGTAGTGTTGTTCAACTTTCGCCCTCACTAGCTTTTAGGTTACTAGACACAATAACCGCCTTTACGGGGTCGGTTACCACAACTTCGAAAACCCTGTCCCTAGCAGTACCCAACCGGCGCCATATAGCCCTGTTCCTGTACTTGCCCTGTTGGCCAATAGAAACCCAGTATTCGCGTGACCATGTAGAACCACCATCACTTGACCAGCGCAACATAGCCTGTGGGTTGCTGTACGGTTGGCTAGGCAATAATTGGTTTGGCACGCCAATTACGATTACGTCATTTATGCCAATAATAAACGTTTCGGATACTGCGATTATTAAATTATTTCCAACAATCGTGCCGGTTTGCGTGGTTGGCCCAACGGAACCAACGCCCGGTTGGAACTGTATTTGTAATTCATCAAAAAATTGCCTTTGGAAGTCCGTCACCAAATGCGGGGTACGGCGTAAGCGCCTTACGTTTTGACCGTTGTCTGTAAAGTTTGTGGGGTCTAGTTCGTATATTTGGCCGTTTTCCCAGTCACCCACCAACACCATATTCTGAAACACGGCAGAGCAATTAGCCCGGCAACGGTGGTATTGGTTGTTATTGTCGCACCATAGCCACTTGTGCCACATTTCGGTGGATATGTCGTAAGCCCATGTAATGTCTATGGACGGAAACGAAATAACGTAAACTTCGTGGCCTTCCAACTGGTAAGTAAACGCAACCGCATCAGATACCACTTGATTAACTAACGTATTTTCTACCGCATGGTTACTTATGCGTTTAGGAATGTAGCCTTCCATATACATAACTTGGGACTGGCCACGAATGTTACGGCTTAGGTAAGCAAACGAATTACCAACCCTTGCAACGCTGAACTTGGCCACTATGCCGTGCTGGGTAGATGTGCCCGGTATTCTTTGGAACGGAAACGGGAAGGTTCCAGCATCCACCCAAACTTCGGAAGATTCTTCACCCATTAGGTAAACTTCGCGGTGGTCAACAATTAAGGAAACCAAATTATCAGGCGCCCCGTCCTTATTACCATAAGACAATGCCGGTGTAATAGGGCTAAGAATATTAGAAGCCGCCCATTGCTGTGTGCCTGTGTGGTTGTACACAAAATAGTTATCCACAATATCCACAATGTCCGCACCTTGGAACGCACCGTCTGTGCTTGGCAAAATGCTAAAGTTCAGCGCGTACATTGTTTCGCTAGTGGCTTCGGTTTGGCTTGGGCTAACCACATAACTACCTGTACCGCCTGTACCTGTACCAAATGTTAGGCTTAAGGTTAACCCTGAACCTGAACCGTTTGTGGTGGTGGAAGCCGGGTTTATAGGCTGGGCAGTATATGTGCCTTGGCTGCTAACCGTTAGGCCTGTAACCGCCCCGCTAGACACGCTAGACACCGTATAAACTTGTGGCGTAGAACCGTAAACACCGCCCACTACGGTTACTTGGTCGTTCACCGCGTACCCAGTTCCCGCAGTTGTAATGGTGTAGCTTAAAACAATACTGCTTCCTAGCGCCGTTATAACCGTTTTAGAAGTTACGCCTGAACCCTGAACCGTTTGGCCGGGGTATAACGTGCCACTAGCTACCGCCGTAACACTTAACGTAGTGCTTGAAATAGTACCCGTAAACACCGCAGCAACTGGGGCGCTGTTCATGGTTTCGGCTGTGCTAATTGTTTGGCTTAAGTTAATGGTGTACGTTCCAATACCGCCAGAACCCGTGCCGGTGCCTGTAATTACAGTTTCGGCTGCAACCCCAATACCGAAAAGGCTTTGCCCTGTGGCTATAACCCCGTTTTTAACCGCTGTTACGTTTAGGGTAGTACCGCTTATGGTGGCCGTAAATACCGCGCTAGACGGGCTATTAATGCGCCATGCGTACCTATTTGTGCCGTCAGTAATGTAAACGTATAAGCCGTTATCCGTAATGCCTACTTGCCCAGTTGTAGTGGTTAACTGGCCTACGATTGTGGGCACTAGATTAGACGTTAGCGAATAAACATAAGCCCCGCAAACCACAATTAACTGTGTGCTACCAGACAATGTGCGCATACCACGAACCGGTGCTTTGTTTTGCAGTACAACCGCAGAAGTAAGGCCGGGCGTTGGGTAAAGCGCCACCACCCCGCGTGTGCCGGGGGCTTTAAGCGGGCCTATTTCAGGACGCCAATTGATTGTTTCTTGGTCATCTTGGTAAATAGACGGCGCAGCGTAAGACGGGCCAACAAAGCCAAATTCGGGCATTATTTAACATCCTTATAGGATTTACCAGCAAGCAAAGTCTTCATGCTTGGTAGGTTTATCCCAAATTGTTTAGCTAAATCTCTTGTATTCATACCGTTCTTTTTAACTTGTCAACCTAAACAATCAGCGGAAGAAACCCCCACTGAGTATCCACCCGGCATCCTTTTGGCGGCCTACCAACAAGGCATCCGCATAAGTAGAAACCACCGGTGGGCGTAAATTTGTGCGCTTAACCGTTGACTTAGACTGCGCTGCAAACTTGGTAATCATTGCTATTTGGGTGGGTGAAGCCTTACCGTACATAGGCATTAGGCGTTCAGCAAGGCACCAGCGAAGCGCCATGTTATAGCCTTCAGGAAGGGTTATAACGTCATTTATGGTTGTGAATTTCTGAAATAACTGGTCAACAAAAATGTGCATTTCGCCCTGTGCGGGGTTTGGCCAAACGTAAATATTACCTAGCGTTTCAGTTGGTTCGTAATAAACCGCTTTTGGCCACGGGCCGTTTAGCGTTTTAAGGCCAATCATTTCGTACTGTTCTAGGTTTAGCACCGCAACTGGGTAGTCTAGGCCACCGTTATTAATAGGTTGCCCGTTTGAATTGGTGTTAATACGAACAAAACAAGAACGCAACTGTATAGGGCGTTGGTAGTAGCTTGTAATGGTTGTGCTGTTAACGTACTGGTTTATGTTGACCAAGTAAGTACCAGCTTCGTTTACGTTACCACCGGCACCTGTTAGCATTTGCTTAATGGTAGTGCCGGGTTGTATGCCGTTACCGCTTAAAGTTTGGCCAAGGCTAATGCCACCGCTGTTTATGCCTGTAACCGTTAGTATGTTCCCGGCAATAGAACCGGTAAAGTTTGCGCTTATTTGGCCACCGGGGCCGATTGTGTACTGTACTTGGCCGGGCGTTATAGGAAATATGATTTCGTTCTTGTAAAACACCATCATATCTTCGTTAGACCATTGGTCTAGCATATCCTGAAGCATATCGTAGGCATCTGTGGCTGCTTCTGGCGTGGGTGTTTCCCCGGCTTCTAAAGCACCGATGTCCTTTAACGCTCTAGAAATCACGTCTATCGGCATTGTCATGTTAAACCGCCCTATAACTTAGGTGTAAATACTTGGGGTTTCCAAGGCGGGACAATAGATTTCGACTTTTCTAAAAGCGCCAATTGTTCCTCTAGCCTAGATTTTATTACATTTGCGCCGTCTCGCATAGCATCGTTTTCAATCCAACCGGCCACCATTTCTTCGGTAACTTCGGCAAGTGGCGTGCTTAGAACGGGGTTTGTGAAATACCAATTTCCTTCAGTATCAACTGTGTTTGTACCGTCAGTCAGGCTTAAATGGTACTTTGCATGGGTGATTAATTCACCCTCTGCGCTTAGTTCCAGTATTTGCCATTTGTAAATCATTTACCAGTAGCCTGTAACTGGGCTTCCGTTGGTTGTGGGTTGCTGTTTGTCCATGACTTTATGTAATCACCTTTGCCGTCACTATCGTTTTGCAACAAAATAGTACCATGTGTATCAAAATCTACTTCTGTCAATGATGGGTATATTGCTTTAATTTGGTCTATTAATGCCATTATGCACTCCTTGCTAAATAGCCAGTCATAAATGTATCGTTTTGATTACCGTAAATTGCGGGTGTTCCAGTACAGTTAATATATGCCCACAATTCAACATAATCGGTTGTGCCATTAAAATAAATCAAAGAAGATACAGAAGTAATAAAAACACCAGTATTACCAACTGTATAAAAAAACCCTTCCCTATTTAAAGAACCATTTTTATATATTCCAGTTCTTCCTTGTGATGGAGATGAACCCGCAGAATTGTTTAAATTTGCTTGACCATAAATAAAATAATATCCTGCAATAGTAGGTGTAAATCTATAGTTTGTTGAAGCATCAAAATTAGAGTTTGTGTCAAATTCTTTTGTATTTAATGAGACTTTAGTCCAAGTTGTTGTTGAAATGTTTACATTTGAATTGGCATAAGCACTAAAAGCGGGACCAGCAGCGCATAACGAAGCAGACCCCGTTACGCTTGTAATACCCAAAGTTCCGTCAAGAATGATGGACATATTAAACCCCTCTAGCTTGGCTTGCTACCATTGCTTCGTAAGCAGACACTACTTCTGTTGTCCATACCGCACTAGCAATAGCGGGTACTGGGGCAGGGTCTGTGTGTGCGCTTGTGTCACCTGGATGTCTTACCCATCTTGTGAAGTTACGGGCAATCTCTACACCGTCTTTGGTGATGATTTCTGCTTGGCGAACTTGAATAGTGCCGTCTTGTAGCACTTCTGTTTTGTCAATGATTGTGGATGATGCGAGTGTCATGTTGACTCCTTAGAATGTTGCTTTGTATGTAACTGAAAAAGTTATAACTGTACTGGTTGAAACACCAGAAATAGGCGCATCTCCTTCACCTGCATTGTTATAAACTTCTAACAATTCAAAACCAGAACCAGTTGAGCTTGTATATGATGTTGGCGCAATTCCTATTGGGCTTCCTGCAAAATTAAAATATTGTGTCCAAACTGAACCAACCACAGCACCACCAGCAATGTAAGAAAAAGGCAACCCATTAATTTTCATATAACCTGAGCCACCAGATGCTGCAGAAAAACCAAAATTTGCTGAAACAGTAACTAAATTACCTACTTTTGTGTACCACGCAGTTAAATTTGATAACGTATAAGTACCAGCAGTACCAGAACCAATTACAACTGGTGTCCAAGTCCCTGTCTCATAGTCATTCAGAGTTGAATTGGTAGTCGCAGAGGAATTACTAAATACTATGCCACCACCATTTTGTAGCATTTGTAAGTTGTTACCAGTAGTAAACCCAGCAACGTTATTTGTACCGTTGTTTACTATGACACTACTTGCACCACTTCCTGTGATGGTGTCTACGTTAAGGTTTCCGTATGCCAT